AAGTATTTTTAAAGGAACCAAACTGTACTCCGTCATCTCTAAGGAGTATGTCACCGCCATCAGCATCAAAAATAATATCTCCTGCTATATTCAGCGCGAAAGTACCAGACGTGTTTATAATAGAAGACTGTGTGCCAGCGAATGTTATATTAGGTGTATCAGTTATATTGATTCGTAACTTTTCATCAGCACTGTCTTTGATTATTAAATCTCTACCAGTGACTTCATATATCAGGTCGCCTGTAACTGAATGAGTTACATTCCCAGGATAGGTTACGTTATATGCAGCAGCATCTGTTAATTGGTGATTTACCTCATCACCACCTGCGCCATTCAAGAACTTGATACCATTACCATCTGCATCAAGAGTAATGTCGCCTACGGCATCGATGACCAAGTTATTCGTTACAGAAAGGGTGTTGGTTGCACCCAATGCGAAATCTAGTCGAGTCAACGCACCTTGCTTGAAGGTAATATTTTGACCAGCGGCATCAAGTGTAATATCACCTGAAGCGTCTACTTCAAAATTACCCGCTACAGTATGAGTTTCAGCGCCAGCAGAAGTTACATCAAACGCAGAGTCAGTCGTAATCTTTCCTGCGTTGGCATCAAACACTGCCTCAATCTCGTTGATTGCACCAACAACAGTTTTCGCCTGAGTATCTAAGTCACTACCAGAACCACCACCTGATCCATGCAGATCACTGTCTAACTCATTAAGGGCATCGACCAAAGTGTTGGCAGTGAAATCTGACAATCCGTCTAGTGTAAGGGTGCCTCCTGGACCAATGGCACTGTCAAGATATGCAAAGTCACTGTCACGTCGAAGTCTATTTGTATTAAGATCAGATATTAATTGCGAAAACGTATCTGTAGTTTCGAGTACAATACTATTTGATTTAAGTGCCATTGCTATTTCTCTAATAGTTGTTGAAGCATTGATTTAATCTGATTGATGTCAGATTTCATCTCTTCAATTTCTTTTTCTTTGGATGCTTCTAGCTCTGCCTTTTGCATTCTATCTTTTCTGCGTTGCCGAGCCGCCTGCAACTCTTGTTCATTGGTATTTATAACAACGCCTGTGGTCATACTCTTCTTTAGAAAACTGTTGCCCTCTATAGAAATATATTCGTCCATCAGATCAATCCAATTAACTTGATAGAGCCAATATAAGGCACCTCACAAGTATTAGTTGAATTCATAACAAGTTTCAACTGAATACCAGTAAAGTCGTCCAAATCACCAGCAGTGCCACCTAGCAAATAATTATGGTCTTGGAAACGAATCTCCTCAACCGAATTATTGACATACAAATCTTTGGCAGGGTTGTTTGTCTTAGCATCGTTGGCTAGTATCCAAGGCTGTAAGTAGAAATCCTGATCTGCTGCACGGACTGTGCGGTAGTAAAGGTCTACGCTTGCAGCTGGTGGAATATGCAGAGCTGCAATAATCCTTGCTCCATTCGCGGGAGACTCAAACAAAATTGGTTTAGTGATGTGCTTCGACAAAGAGGTGCCACGAGCAACATCTGTCTCTGGCTGGAACAACATTGGTTTGTTATTAAGCAATGTGATTGGTGATCCAGCTGAATCCACTTGGTCGTCAATCACGTGATTAATTAAGACCGCACTAGTTCGCTGAGTGTCGATCACTGGCGACACATCAGAGACATAACCGTCGACCGCTGCTGCAGCCGCGAGTGGTCCACCAAACGTAGACTCTTGTTCTGATGTCATATTCAGACTTAGAACAATGGATGGCTCTCTTGTGCCAGCTGGTGCAATTTCATCTTTCTCTAGTTGACCGTTGGCGAAATACCTTGGCGTGTCAAAGTAATGCGTTTGGTTATTACCCAGGACAGAGATGTTATCATCAAAATTGAATCTTGGATCTGTAACTTGCGTTGCGTGAATTCTACTATGACTCACACCAGAAACAAACGAGCCAGTTAGACTTGTGTTTGTTCCCTCAAACGAGAGAGTCATAAAGTCTGGTCGGATACGGTCAATATTAAATGCTTGATTTGTCTCAACAGAATCAGCACCAAACCAACCAAAGGTTGAGAACGCTGGTGTTCCACCTGCTGAGTCTAGGCGCACGCTATATGACAACGCATCTGCTGAGTCAATCACACGATCTTCCATCAATAATCCACCTGGAAGTCCGTTGTAAATTGTAGACGCGCCCAAGCCAGTTAATTCAGGTTTATCACCTGTGCCCAAGTTATGTCCTGGATGATATACAATCATTCTAGAAGCGTCGTTGGAATCAGCAAGTAATGAGAATGCATTATTATGTCTGTACATATCAGCGCTGTCATTGTAGAAGTTTGCTACGCCCTCAGACTTAAACTTAGCAGTGTAGATCCGATATGCGAGATCTTGATTTTGTTTTGGCGTCCAAGTCAATCCATTCTGCGAGAGGAATAGCGATCCCTTCGCTGGTTGCTTACTAACTCGCTTGTCAGTTTTGCCAAGGATCAATCCATAAGTCTCTGCAACAAATGCTTCGTAGAAGTCACATTCTGCCAACAAGACGATAGCATATTCTTTACCAGATTGCAAATAGATTGGTTCTTCAAAGACAAATGGCACTGGGTTTGCCAATACATTATCAATGTTTTCAAGATCGGTAATATTGTTTACAATACCTGCTGCTGAATCAGCACTGAAGTAAACTCGGTGAGTGTCGGCGATCGCATCACCCAATGGTGTGCCATTTTCTACACCACGAACTTGTAACTGAATAGGTGTCTTGGTTTGATTTGTGGCTGATGGATAATGCGTAGTTGCATTCGGTGCCTTACGCAAGAATATCTCAACCTTAGTAACAAACACTCCAGGAACACCAGTTCCAGGTTCTACCATAAATGTCTGCGCTAACGGATCCGCTGGTGTAACTCTCTGAATATCTCGACGAATAGTAACATTTCGAGTTGAAAGAATTTGTGCTTGCCTCACTTTCAGGGCACCAGAGGAAACGTAGATTGTTCTCGCCAATGACAAAGCATCGTCATCGTTGCCACTACTTACATCATAGAGACCAAACTCAGTTGCGCCCGATCGGAATTTCCAACCAATGCGGTCATAAACTTTTGGATCTTTAATGCCCCCAAGTCTGCGAGCTTCGATACGCTGTCGACGAGCCCATCTCTGCCATTCATGGAATGACATTAGATTGCCTGCACTTTGTGTAGGTACTGGCGCAGTATTAGGCAACCAGAAACTAAAGTACAATTCGCCGCGTTCATCTGAAATTAGATTTTGATCATCGGGCAGAATCTGATCTGGGTGCTGTTTGATTGATACATTAACGTCACCATAAGTCTTCAGGTGATTTCTTGCCTTCAGATCTGCAACGTGTTGCGACTTCGTGCGCGAAATTACCCACTGTGATACGTTGATCTTATTGAAGAATGGCCAGTATCGCGTATTCGGACGCAGTCCTTGCACCCTACCGAATATCTTTCTAGATCTCATCCAAGGAATGCTAGTAAGATCAATTGTGCGATCACCGAGATTCTTCGTAACGGTTTCTACATTCGTCACTCGATCTGTAATATTGAATGTTCTGGTCCACCACAAAGTAGCAAAGAACGTCTGTCCATTTGCACCTTTCCACCAACCAGTTCTTGGGGTAGAGCGACGAACACTAGCTGTGGAAACTACTTGACCTTTGGTTAATGTATTTGGATCTTGACCGCGAGGCAATGTATTACCTTGCCACCCAAATCGTTCCCAGCCATCTAATCCGTGAGCAAACCCTGGTATTTGGCGAATTATGTTTGTGCCGCCATCAATGATGCGGTCAGGAAGTCGTCGAATATCAATCCAATAGTCACTAGAAGGATTCAGCTTGATATATCCTTCGCCTTGGAATACATTGTATGGGTTTACATTATAATAACCCATTTCTTCATATGAGCGACCATCTGAGAACCAAGAAATCATTTCTTGAGTCAAGGCTGAATCAAGCACCTCTCTGTAATCCAGATAGATGTTATCGCCCTGCAACCCGTTTACTGGAGAAATTGTTCTTACATTTGACTTGGTGCTAATTGTTGGACCACTTCCACGTTGACCTGCGTACAGATTATCGGAGTCGAACAACATGGTCACTGCAGTCTTATTCAACTTTGGACCAATGCGCTTCTTACTTATATCAAGTGATTGTCCAACTACGTTAAAGTCTTCAACATATTCTTCACTATACTGACCAGCAGTAAACTCCAATCCATTACTGAAATCGTCGATGAAGAATCCAGTCTTAGAACGGATAGTGCCATCGGCATTTAATTCAATTAAGTTTTTGGCGTCTTGTTCGCTAGTTGTGAGAGCTATAGTTTCCTCAGCGCGAGCAACTCGTTGCTCCATCATACCTATGTCAGCCATCGTGTAGCCTTTATAAGTGTGCTTTCGAACAGCCATATCTTGTGAACTGAGTGTGTTACCGCCCAGTCGAATCGTATACAACAGAAGTTCGTTTTGGTTTAAGTTTGGCTCATCTGGTTCTAAGCTCTCTTCACCTTTGTTGTATCTAATTTCTGGCTTATATGTCAGTCCATCGTAACCTAATGCAACGTGGTCTGTTCGCTGATTGTATACCGTGGTGCGCAGAGACATTGATGACCCCTGCTTTGGCATATGGAATACTTTATCAAACGATTGAGCGGTATTCGCTGCGCCCGTATTGTCATATGGTCGCATTCTAGGACGGAAATCTAATATATTAAACAATGGCATTTCTTGGCCAGTTGTTTTAGAGGTATAGAATGGAATGTCTGAGTATGCAAAGTATGGGTTAAGAGCGGTGCCACTTGCCGAGTCTACCAATTGGTAGGAATTGACGCAGAACAAGTCTCCTGTCGCGCCGTGTTCAAAGTAACCAATCTTGGCTCGAATATGTGCCGCACTGTCACTCGTTGTACTCACATTCGTTGCATTGGCTGTGATTACAATTGGTCCATAATAATTGTCGCGCTGTCCACCATCAAACGAGAGAGAAGCCGCGAAGTTTCTACTAGAGTCAATTGTAGTGGCGTTAATAGATCCACCATTATCTTCTCCGAGGAAGGCAGTATTGTTACCTGAGCTGTCTCCCACAAAACCAACGCCGTCATACTCATCAGAGATCCAATATGTTTTATTTTCAGAATCTGTAATGCGTTTGAAGTCAACATACTTCTCAGTGTATGTCTTGGTTCTGAAAGTCACACTACCAGCTGGCTTGCGGAAGTAATAAATGATTTCATATGCAGCTGAAGCAGTGAGACCAGTAACCGATATTTGTCCAGCACCATCATCACTTATAGTTGTTGGTGACACTGGACGAATCTTATTATTTGTTTTGTCAATAAAGATCCACTCAGCCTCATCAGCAGGTACATAAGAAGTATCAGGCAAGTTAAAAGTTAATTCTCCTGAAACATTAGCAGATACACTTACATTATCAGTCGCAATAAATGTAGTAACTGTGTTGTCAATAGTTTTAACTCGAGGACCAGCAATTGGCATAAATGCAGTATTATTACCAAGGTCTTTTTGATACAGCTGACTATCTTCCAACATAAGTGTGATCTTATCAGCGGTGGCAGAACCTTTTACTTTTAATCCCCTAGCGTCTCTTAGATTTTTTCCTGCATCCATTCTTATATCATAAAGATAGATTCTGTATCGATCGCTGTCACCAATAATATCGGTGTCGAGGAAAGCATTTACCTTCGCAGTACCGAGAAGATTATTTGAACCGTCAAGGAACTGATATAATCTTTGCCGTCCAAATGCTGCACTGTCGCCTGTGCCCAAGAAAGTTCTAAAGCCAGCACTATCTGCAGTAACATAACCACCATACTCTAAAATTTCAGTATAGATTGGAGAAGTGGTCGTGCTGAGTGGCTTTGGCACTTTAATGATTCTAGGGAGCTTTTGCTCAAGACGGAATCCGTCTACAAATGCAGTTGGTGAAATGCCATCCACGGTTCCAGGGACATTAAGGGTCAATTCACCATCACTGTCGCCTTCTTCGAATTTAATTGTCCATGGATTGACAATGAAGTCACCATGCGTGTCATGATGACGCACCGCCATCCTGCGCTCAACCATATTGAAGCTGTCGTCACCCTGCTTGATTGAAACAACAACACCATCAATAACGTCAGCATAATGCAAGTAATCAGCAGGATCTGCAATCGCTGCTTTGGTAGTCAAATTCAATAAGATACGATATCGATCGGCTCCAGGTGCTGCGAGGTTTGGTCGCGCTCCTTGGTTGTCGTACAGTGCATCGTCGTCCGCAGTTGTAACGATATCTTGTTGAATTTCAAAACCTACTTTTGCAGTTGCCGTTCGTTCATATTTGTTGAGGATAATAAACTGTCCAGGAGCAAAAACAAAATGACCCTGAGTAAAGAAGTCACACGGACCAGTGTAAAATCCTAGACCTTGACCAGTTGATGATGTTGTAGAAGCAGCTGGCTTTGTGCGAACTGTAAGGTTAGGCAACGGATTAGATGACCGCACATCTTGCAGTGTATCCGCATCACTAAATGTAGGAAGCGTGGTCTGCGTTGTTGGATTGTTCAAAGCCGTTTGATTTAACGAGAGATATCGACCATATAGTACAACCGCAGTTGACAACTCACCCGCACCTGTAAGGTCTGTATCCTCTTCAATGTGAGTGACTTCGAATATAAGACCGTCTGTAGATCCCGATACCACTGGACCTCTGAACGTTTGTCCGATGTAGTCACTTGCGATTTTATTACTGGCAAGTCCCGTGACAATTACATAGTCAGTCAGTTTAGGACCAGCTGCAGCAGATCTTGGGTTTACAGCAGCACCGTCCAAGAAAATATTTTCAGCGAAGCGACTAACCTGTTCTTGAAGAATAGTTTGTAGCTGAGTCAACTCGCGAGCTTGTAGTGCCCGTCCACTGTTAAACAGGATTTTATGATACCCAGCACTATCTGTCCAATCGTCCTTGTAAGTATCTTTAAAGGTTGTTCCCGAAAAAATCTTTGGCATTTTTGTTTCCTTTAAATTTCGATAACGATCTTGATGTCTTCAGTCTGATCGTTATCACGTTCGATTGGCTGTCTGTTGTCTATGTATATCACCTCGCCACTGAAGCGATCGAACTCTGCTGGAATTTCAATTGGCTTGCCAGCAAACCCTCGGATGGTATCGGTGCCGCCAGATTGACTAACGGTGATAGACTCACCAGAATCAAATGGTGTAAACCCTGTTGATTGCGTTTGATGAACAAACAAGATGCCATTACCTGTATTATCGTACTTGTCTACAATTGCCTTTGCACCTGAAGTGCCACCAGTTACAGTCTGGTCTCCAGTAATATTTGCCGCAACCAAAGTTCCGTTTGTAGTATAGAGGCGCTTCATGCCAAACGCAGTCTGAGATTCAACAGCAGAATCCACACCTTTACTTGGGAAAGAAGTAAGACTACAAGAATCTTTTTGTGGGTTCTTAACTAATCCAATTTGACGGAAATCATTTGATGTAATGAAGTCACTATCAGTAGAACCAGAAAGCTGAGTGCTGAACATGATTGCTGAACTGTTGAGGTTGACTCGCGGATCTCCGTGCATACCAGAGTCTCGAGCAATCATTGCACGCAACGCTGCACCTGTACCAGCACCTCCAGCAATTACTGATGCGTGATCATATCCTTTACCGTGGTGAAAGTTAGGATTCGCTGAGTCGATCTTCATAATCACTTCATAGATCGAACCATTATATGCACGTGCAAATGCTGAAGCGGCTGAATCATTAGCACCAGTGATCGTCACTGGTACAACTCCAGTGCCATAGCCAGTACCGCCTGAATCTACAGCGATACCAATAATTGCACCTGAGTCAGCTGCTTTCTGTAGCGCGAGCTGAGATGCTCTTGACACACTGAGGTCAGCCGTGGCTGGTCCACCTTGGTTTGAATCAAGAATTTTTTCTACTGGGATATATGCAGATGAAAGATACTTACGAACACCTGTAGCGCCTACAGTAAACATATAACGCCAAATGTACCCATCATCGCCAGCCGAGAAATTATTACCAGTGGTATCTACTGGTTTAAAGCTAGAATTTCTGGCAACGCCTTGTGAGGTTTTGCCCTGTTGAATACAAACATAAACGTTATTATCGTCAGTGATGACATAGTATGGACCAATAATATCACCTGTTGGACCAACGGTCGTGTTAGAACTAAACTTATCGTCCCAAGCAGAATACTGACTACCAGCAGACCAATTATAACGAGGAACAACATAAGAAGCATCGGTCACCAACTTAATTGATTGTAGGGATGACTGAAAATACTTAATGTCACTAAAAGAAGGATTTGGCGTAGGTGGACTGTCAGTGCTATTATCCCACTCTTCTGGTCGACCAATACCAATATAGAATCGATCCGAGTCACCTGCTGACACATTGATGTTTTGATGAGAGTTATAAATGTCTCTCAATATGTCTCTTTTATAATCGTCTGAAATAGTTGCTGCCATTTTAGTTTACCTTAAACTATGCTAGATGCATCTGAATCTGCACCAAACGTAATCCAACCCACAGTGGACCAAATACACTCTGTTGCTCTATTTGCTCCTACTTTGAAAGAAGTTCCTGCTGGGAAAGTGGCTGGCGTTACAGTAACAACACCAGAATTAATATTTGCGAACTTTTTAGTTTGACCTACAATATTTCCATCAGCAAGCGTTACCGTCATAGCAGTTGCTTTGTTTAGGAAAGTGATTGGTGTATTTGGCGCAGCTGCTCCCGCCGCAGTAATCGTTTCGTTGCCCATGATAATTCTACAAGCAGAACGAACAACTCCTCTATTTAGGGGAGACAAATATAAGTCAACGTCACCCGAATCTCCCTTAACGCTAATCGCCACTCCAGAACTAGAGTCTCCACTACTAATTTCGATGTAGTTTGCAGAGTCATTAGCGTTTAGAGATAGAATAGTATCTCCATTGCTATCGAGAATAGAATTAATTTTTGGCGTTGTGAGAGTTTTATTTGTCAGAGTATCAGTGGTGTCTTTAAGAACCACTGTACCAGTTGCATTTGGAAGTGTAATTGTTTTATCACTACTGGTAGCAACATCGCCCACAAAACGAACTCTGTTTGCCGCCGAGTCACCAAAAAGAATATCACCCGTAGAATCAAGATGAAAAAGGTCAGATATCTCGTCAGAGTCTCCCAATATCTCGAACAAAGTGCCGAAATTAGTATTAATTTTATCTGCTGCATCTCGAAGGGAATCACCAGTGCCGTCGTTAGCAGTG